TTACAAGGGTTCCGGCGTATAATAGTAATACACTTTCAATTCATCAGAATCACGATCATATACAATCTTTTCTATTACACTTTTCAAAATTTCATTTTTTGTCGTATTATTTATGACATCTGATGAGATGATCTCATAGACATTTCGTACGCGATCCAACATGATCGAATCATCATTTGATGGCACATCGATAGTCTTTTCGACTTCCTCTAGCTGCTTTTTGATTTGTTCGATCTCAGCGGCTATGATCAATTTGCTTGCCTTATATTCCGCCAATGTATCAACGCCGTTCCGATAAGCTTCTTTAATCCTATCCAGCTTCTCGTCTGATTTTTTTAGCTGCTCTTTTAGGATTGCAGACAGATCTGTACTTTCTTCCGCTTTTGGTTTGACATAGCGATATACAATTCTGTGTGAATCGAGCACGTCTTTTACAGATTGCAAAACGGCTGGCTCTAATTTCAACGAACTGACAGAATTATTTAGCAGGCATTTTCCTTTTGAATAGCCATAGCATGTAAAATACACATAAGTACGTGCGCTGCCCTTAATTGTCTTTGCAATCATTGTCCTCCCGCAGGACGGGCATTTTACAAGGCCAGACAGCCAATGCTTGTATGTACTGGAAGGGCGGGAGCCTTTTGATATATATTCTTTTTCATAGCGCGACATTGCCTTGTTAAATAGTTCTTCTGATATGATGGCCGGATGGAGGCCTTTTGTGATAATCCATTCGTCTTTTGGGCGTATTTCGTTGGTTTCATTTACCGTACGGTTCCAACGAATCATTCCGCAATAAGTCGGGTTTTGAAGAATATATTCGACAGAACGACGTTCAAATGGTTTGCCGTGAGACGTCTTAAAACCGCATAAATTTAGATAGCGTGCTATATCAAAAATACCACAATGCTCATTCGCGTATTTGTCAAATATAATTTTTATGATCTCAGCCTCTTTCGGTACGATCACGGGAGGTTCTCCACGATCCACTATACGATAGCCTAACGGCGGGCGGGCTTGGTATCCTCCACGCTGTGCCTTTTCCTTCATTCCTCTTGTGACTTCGCCCGACAATCGGACAGAGTAGTATTCATCCATCCATTCGATAATACGCTCGATCAGAGAACCGAACGGACCGTCTACCAGAGGCTCTGAAACGCTGATAACATCAACGTTATGCTTTTTCTTTAAAAGAGACTTGTAGACAATACTTTCCTCCTGATTGCGGGCAAATCGGCTGAATTTCCATACAAGGATACTGTCAACAGGATGATCCTTTGATTTTGCCAGGGCGATCATCTTTTGGAACTCCGGACGCTTTTCGGCTTTTCGGCCAGAAACCCCGATTTCAAAAAATATGTTCAGTAAAATGATTCCGTTTTTATGGGCGAAATCTTTTAAAAGTTTAGACTGCGAATCGGGAGAAAGTTCTTCCTGCTTGTCTGTGCTAACGCGTACATAGCCATATCCATATTTAGTTTTCATTACATCACCTCGGTTGATTTTATTCAAAAATAGCATAAAAAATGTGTATAAAAATAACAGCGCACAAATGTTCTGGATTGTGCGGCTGCACCGAAGATGATACAATATTCTTGTGAGAGAACACCGCATAATCTACGGATTGTGCTAGAACTGCTCCGGTATTGGCGTACCGGGGCGGTTTTAAGTTATTTACATGTGAACTCTACTCTTTTTTTTGTGGCAATCTTGGGGTTCTGATTCCATCGATATGCTCAAAGAGATCATCCTTTATAGTGGAGCGCATCGGGTCCAATATGAAATCAATTCCCTCTCTCCGGGCTTGTTTAGCAGCAGGAACAAAATCGCTATCTCCGGATATGAGAATAATTTGATTTACTTGGTGCTTAAAAGCTAGAGATGATATATCTACGCCAATACGTATATCTACGCCTTTTTGCTCGAGGTTTAACTCTAAATCATCTTGCGTAATATCAGAAATCTGTATATCGCCACGAAGTAATCTCTTAGTAGGTTCGGATTTAAGAGAATAATGTACTTGAGTTTCGCTTATTCGTCCCATGCGTAAAGCGAATTTTCTGTGATGTTTTAATTCCTTTAAGAACTCTGTCATCCAAGCATATTCAGGAGTTTTACTTAATGCAACTGTCTTTTGAGTGATAGGGTTATATGTATTTTTATCACTTGGCGGACAGTCATAGTAGAAAATACGATATAAATAACGGTTTTCGTAATTGTCTATTAAATGACGATAGCAATAGTCATTTAATTCATCTGCTCTTTCAGAAGGAGATTTATTCCCCCATAAAGTTCTTGCTCTTTTTCTATAGAATCCACCGTCGACCAAGATGGCTGTTCTGACAGGATGCCTATCGAAAGTTCTTTTAGTTTCCATAATACATTTCCTCCCAATAAAATACCCCAAGCCTCGTCGTATCCCTTATAGTGGGAGGACTACCGCTAGGGGTATGTTCATACTTAGTAACTTTCGTTACTCTTATATAATATGCCCATTGCGGTAAAAAATCAATACTTTAAAAAAAATATTTGCATTTTTTATCATGGAGTGATAGACTATACAGTCTGCACATGCGATTTGTTAGTTTGACTTCTGCTCAGGTGCGCCAACACTGGGGCAGTTGACATTTAAAGTATATTTGCTATAATATACTTAACAAGACAGCCGACGAGTAGGTGCAAGCTACCCGTTCCGGTGAATAAACAGTTACATTATGTAAGCCGTCCTATCCGACCAAGATACAGGGCGGCTTACTTATTGTTTTTCAAATTCAGAATTGATACGATTAAGTTGGCTACAGCCAGTATGATCATAAATTCTTCATATGTATCCATAAGTATTTCCCCTTTCCGCAAGACTCGGATCGGGAACCAGCACGCCCCTCGGCTGCCTGGGTAAATATATTATTTTGGATCGCCCCCGCGCCCCAAGACGCAGGGGATAAAAATTAGCAATTTGTCTATTGATTAAGGAAAAAATATCACATATAATGTACAAAAAGGAGGCGATGATATGAAGAAATTCTTTTTAAACTACCATTATGAAATTGATGTTTGGTCCATTAGAATTTTTGTATACTCCTTCTTTGTATGTATTTTTTTAAGAGCATTTCAATGGTTAAATAATGAAAGGTTATATATTTTTTTAGTAATAAGTATCCCATTGTTATTTGTAAATAAAGCAATAATAAATAAAATGAATAAACTAATTCATCATGTCTTTGGATTTAGAAGATAATGTATTGTTTTTTTGAGCCTCGGAAACCATTTCCGGGGTTATTTTTTCTCCATTTAATATGGAACTGATAATATCTGGACTTTTTACATCCAATTCATCTACTAATTGCAGAAGTTCTGTTTGTTTTTGGAGTTCGACTCGATTGTCTTCTTGGGTATTCCCTCTAAGCCCAACGGTTTCAGATGAAATGGAAAAATCAATATCTTTAGTTGTGGCGTCCCTTCGAAATGATAAGTTAAATTTTCCGCCATTTATAATATTGTTTATTGAGAATATAAGCATAGATAAGACAATTCCGCCTGCAGCAGCATAACTTATTAGTTCTATGATTCCAGGAGAATGAATATTTAGCTTTACCTCAATTTCGGATGAATCAAAAGGAATATCACATTGTGTGGCAAGAGATGTTGCGGTTTCTTCTAAAGCTTTGGAGAAAATCACGAGCTCTTTGAGTGTTAATCCATTTGGATGCCCAGCGTGAATAGTGGTATGAACTTCCTCGCCCTTAGAATATATTCCATATATGGTACGGTCAATATAAGGCGCATAATCATCCATATTAGATAAAGCGTGCTGTGAGTTAAACCCTTTTGATAAATAAATGTCCATTTTATTCTTTTCGATTGTTTTCAGAGTTTGTATTTTTCGTCTCTTATGATATGGACAAGGAACTGTTTCGGAATTAGGATCATTTAGTAAACGTGATTCTACATAATTAGGGTTTTCATAAGTTTCCCCTATCACTTCTGCAATAGTAATATAATCTGAATTTGCACTGGGAATTAACACAATGTCGCCACGCCGGATGTCAAATACAAATCGATGGATTTTGTTGTAAATTGATGTAACTTTCGCTTTAGAAGAACCATCTGTTTCATCGTCATCTAAATCAATACTCTCATCTTTATTTCCTACATATAGTCCAATCAATCGTTTAATAGCATCCTCATTTTCATTGTTTAGCATATTGAGAGTTATATAGTCCCAAGAAATAGATATATATTCATGTAGGATAAAATCTTGATAGTAAATTCCGCCATTGGTTCTTATAACCCAGTAATGTCTGTCAGTATCTATAGTTGGCACGTTTAACAGTTCTAGTATATTGCTCTTCACAAATTTTTCCCTCTCTTCCTTTGTATTTATATAATCGCCGGGGCGGTTATATCTTTTCCATGACTGCCAGACTGCTTTTATTCATCTTCGTCATCAAGAGAGTAATCGGATGTGTATAGTTCGTCAGATGATTGGGATTGTCGAAACTCTTCAGCCAACATAGTTTTATTGAATTCAGCTGTGGGTTCTATCTCAGTCACAAGTTTTTCCAATTCATCCACAGTTGTATAGAAGAATTCCTTTCGCATATTAACCTTGTTGACCCGCTTTTCATTTAAAATATTATGAAGCTTGCTTTCTAACCCTACGGCATCATCCGAAAAGATGAAACTGTGTACATCGAATTTAAAGGGTACAGATGCATCGCCAAGTTCATTAACTCTATCTTGTGGATTTAAGCGGCGAGTCATGCCGATTTTAAATACATTTTCTCCAAATGATCCAAGATTACTAATAACATATACATTTCCAGCTTTTCCATTTGCGAGATTAGAGATCTCCTCTTTTTTAACTATTACTTCGGCTAATTGTGATTGAAGTTCAAGGATTCGTGCGTTAAGTTTTTCCATCTCTTTATCTTTAGCAGTAGATAGCTGTTCTTGAAGTTTTTCAATTTCCGTCTGATACTTCGATTCTTCCTTTTCAACTTTTTTACGCTCTGCTTCTAACGCCTTACGTTCCTCCGCCTCTTGGCGCATTTGCTCTCTAATTGCAAGTTGCTCTTGGCGCGCCTGTTCCTTCTTAACAAAGTAATTGTACTCAATTTTTACAGCATTAATAAACAGATATTCTATCTCACCGATGAATTTCGTAAGTGTTCCAGCAATATTCTGGTTTCCATCACCAGCGACTTTTAGATATTTTTGGGTTACTGCTTTTACGTCTTCAATGGCTTTATCTAATTTTTCATATTTCAAGTTATACAAAATATTCTGTAATTCTGCGCGTAATGCTATTACCATTAGTTTATAAATAGCCTGATTTGATTTAGTGGTATAGCGGGCAGCATATTTTTCTAAAACAGAATTGATTTGTTTATCGTTTATTCTATACGCTTTTCGCAGATCCTTAACATCCATACAGTGTAGTTTCAATACAACTGAAGGGGAAATTTCATCTAAATCAGAAAGATCATTTGCAGGCAGTTTTATTGAACTTTGGGAAGGCTCATACTTCAAATACTTTTCAAATGTATAATTTATAGCCTTTATCAGTTCCCTCGAACGATTAAGTTTATTTGTCTGGGTTTTTATGTTTTTAGCTAATTTTGCTTCTTCAAGTCGAAGTGCATTTAAACTTTTTAAGGTTTCATCTGATTTTTTAGTCCGATCATTAATTGTTTTTTCAAGTGAAGAAAGAGTATTTCGCATTTCTTTTTCGGCATCGTTTACCTTTTTCTTATATTCAAGTTCTAATTGCTGGGTCATATCTTTGATTTTATAGTAGTCGTAAGCCCCTAATTCATTTAATTGATTACGCATTATGGTTGTTGCATTTGTTAGTGATGCATTTTCTTCGTGCAAACGCGAGATCTCGGCTTTAAATTCTTTTATTTTAAAAATGTCTCCTAGTCCCATAATAAACTCCTTCTATTCATGCGCGGACGCTTCAATTTCCTGTACATCTGTTTTTTCAAAATCTTCATTTGTTATATGTTTTAAAGCATGTTCGTAGGCGGAAATTCTGCCCTGATCTGACAGCTTTGCATTAATCAGGATAGTATAACTTCCATCTTCATTTTTTATCACCATTTCATTTCCACTGTTGGGAAAATTGATGATATTGCAATTAACAACCGGTGTCGTCAATGTCTCCACGTTCCTTTCTCTTAAGAGCGAGAGCCATATTGTGCAATGCTTTCAAGTCTTCAGGTTCCATGTCTTTCTGCACATCAAATAAAGCCCGTAACTCTTTGTTTTCAAATATTTCTTGCGCTACTTGTGCAGTCTCTTCATTTAGATAGTATTTCTCACCACCTTCTGATTCTTCACCATAAAAGTAAGATAGGGGAACTTCAAAATACTGACAAATTTTTTCTATTTTATCTTTTTTAGGTTCGCTTTTCCCATTTTTCCAATCTGACAATGTTGCTGTAGATATTCCTGTTTCCTTATGCACTCTGTATGGTGTTACATTATTTTGTCGTAACAGTTGTTCAAATTTTTTGTACATTATGATTCCTCCAAGATACCACGGAAAAATTTCATAAAATGTATTGACTATAAAAGAAAACCGTGATATATTAGAGATACGAAAGAAAACCGTGATAAACGGAAGGGATCGTATCTCGGAAATATGAAATAGTTTTGCTGGTAACTTGACTATATCATATTTCCGATATAAAAGCAATAATTTATCTCGGAAAGGTGGTGTAATAATGTACGAAAAATTCCAACGGTTATTGGAAAAAACTAACAAAACAATTTACAGAGTTTCAGTTGATACTGGAATTGCAACAGCAACTCTCTATGATTGGCGTGATGGAAAATCAACTCCAAAAGCACCTAAACTGAAAATCCTTGCCGACTACTTCGGCGTCAGTATTGAATACTTCCTGGATTAATTGTAGCAGAGAGGGTGTCCGATAAAATGGACTTTAAAGAGGAGGTGAAACAAAAGTGAAAGGATATTACAATCCAGATCAGAGTGGTACGGGCTTAGAAGTACCGATTGGCAGATTGAATATTGAGGTGAAAAATATGCCTGAGTTCCGAAAGTTAGTGGAACAGGCAAAACAGGAAGCTGACCAACTGAAAAAAACAATCGATCAGCTCCAGTATTTTGAATTGAATATTAATTTCAGTAGCGAGCCTACTTCTTCGGAGTCATAGATGCAGCATCTTCTGTGATGAGTATCATTCCGATAAAGTATACGATTGCTTGGATGAAAGCTTTCATATCAGAAACATCCCGATCTTCTTGTTTGCGAATGTAGTGGGCTTCATCATTTCCAATCCATGCAGAACGTTCAGCTAAAGTTTTTATATTATCAGCAGAAATATAGTTTTTAATGCATTGTGCTAATGGTTTTGATTTAATTGATTCAGCTTCAGCGGGAAACTCATGGATAGCATAATCTTTGATAAGGAATTCGAGAGCTTTTCTATAGCCAAGACCCGCAATCTCATCGAGACCAGAAGATTCAGCGGCAAGAGCCTGATTATATATTTTATCAAATTGAGGTGATAGCGTAGCTATTTTATCATCAAAAGTCTGTTTTGCAAAACGATTTGGTTCAGAACCAATATAGTTAATTTCCTCTGAATTACCATTTTCATAAGCAGATACTTGATAGGTACTTATAAATGGCGAATGACATCCAGTGCAGTAATTTAAAATACACATGTGGTGTACACAATCTTTGGAGTCATAGGCAAAAGTATATAAAGGAACTGGTGAAATATTTGCTTTGCAAACAGGACAAACGTTGGTAGGTTCATATTTGAAAGAAGAGATGTATTTAGATGAAAATTCTCTGCTTTCAACTTTAATATTAGCCATAAGAATCATTCCTTTCATCATTTGTTAGGAGGATTATACCAGATTTTAAAAATGAAAGAAAGAAGGGTAAAACATGGTATATCAATGGGAATTAGAAAAAGTCAAAGACTGGTCAGTGAGTCAGCTAAAAAATCGTATTCATAGAGAGGTAGACTGTGGACAGCCCGCGCCGGGATGTGTGTCGGTTGAAGCAATGAGAATGGAACTCCGACGCAGAGGAGAGGAACCAGTCGGGTATCACAATACATAGTCTTTATTTAGCAACTCGGACAATCAGGTCGGCATAAGTTTTAGAGAGGTGGTGTAAATGATCATAAAAAGCATTGTAGTAATTGACAAAAAAGAGGTAGAAGTCAAGGAACTGGATGACAAGGAAGCATTTGCAGAGAGCATTAACATGCGGGTGCTTCTCGAAAGAAATTACGTCGTAGAGAAAACCGCGTAAGCGGGAAACGGCGGACAAGCATGTAAGGGAGGTGAAAGCGGTGCAGGGATTACAGGTAATTGAAGTAAAGAAACACGATGTCATCTGCCGGAAGCGGAAGCAGAGAGACAGGGGAACAAAGGGCATAGTATCGATCGCATTTATATCACTGGCGCTGAACATGGTGCAGGCGGTTGTGATTTACATATTGCAGGCAGGGCCTATTTGAAAGGTGGGACAGGAATTGACAGATTTAGAGTTTGAGGACTATCTAGAGCGAACAATCATAGAGGCAGAAGATAGTATTTTTACCGGAAAGTTGGGCATACAGGGCGACGTAGCCGACCTGCTTGCGCTAGATGAAACAAATCTTTTTACCGGCTCACAGGTTGCGGCAGCGATAAAAAAAGTATTGGAATTAAAAGATTGAGTGCCTTATGCGAGGCGGCAACCTCAAGGCACTCTGATAACAAATTTCAACATTATATTAACACAAGGAGAAAGAAATGTATATAGGTATTGGACCGGAAAGAGGAACGGAGGTTTCCGAAGAACAGGCATATGAGTATGCCCTGGGACGCTGCCTGCATGGGAGCCTGCAAGACCAGCAGGAATTTAAAGAAATGCTTGTTGAATGGTTCTACTCCGGCAACTGGATAAAGGAGGAAGCATGACTGGTTACAGTATATATTATTCGGTGTTCTGATGGCTGGATGTGCTGCTGTTCTAAAGGCTACGAGGAAGCCATACGTTTGGCAGAAGAACATATAAAAGGAACTAAATTAACTTGTGTGATTAATTAGGAGTGATATGGAATTATATAGAATTTACGATTTTCAGGATGAAACAGAGTGGTTGCAAGGGCGTATGAACGGAATCGGTGGTAGTGATGCCAGTGCCATAGTAGGAATGAACCCCTATAAAAGTAATATTGATCTGTTTGAGGAAAAGACAGGCAGGCGGATTCCAGAAGATATTTCTAAGAAGTCTTGTGTAATCTATGGAAAAAAGGCAGAGGCTCCAATTCGTGAGTTGTTTAAGCTGGATTATCCGGAATATCGAGTAGAACACCATGAATACAGGATATTACAAAGTTTGGAATATCCGTTTATGCAGGCGTCTTTGGATGGAGAGCTGACAGATTTTGAAGGAAGAAAAGGAATCCTTGAAATCAAAACGACTAATATTTTACAAAGTATGCAGCGCGAGAAATGGCAAGAAAGGATACCGGACAATTATTATATACAGGTATTGCATTACCTGCTTGTGACAGGGTATGAGTTTGTGGTGTTACGGGCGCACTTAAACACGGACTGGGGAGAGGAACGGCGCACGACAGTGAAACATTACCTCATAGAACGTACAGAGGTGAAAGAAGATCTGAAAATGCTGCTTAAAGAGGAGCAAAAATTTTGGAAGTATGTGGAGAGTGGGAGAAAACCACCGCTTATACTTCCAGAAATATAGAAAGGAAAGATGAATTATGGAACTAAAGATTTTAAGTCCACAAGAAAGTGGATTTGTAAAAGAAATTCAATGGAATAGTGAAGAACTGAAAGCAGAAATTTCTGAAAAAATGGAAGAGTATAAGTCACTTGTCTTTACAGAAGATACTATTAAGGAAGCAAAAGTGGATCGCACAAAGCTGAATAAACTAAGGACTGCATTTGATGATGAAAGAAAACGCATAAAAAAATTGTGCCTTGCACCTTATGATGTATTTGAAAAACAGGTAAAAGAAGTAATATCTTTGGTTGATGAACCTATTCAGCTGATAGATAAGCAGATTAAAGAGGTCGAAGAACAGAAAAAAATAGAAAAGAAAGGAAAAATCTTTGAGTTTTATGAAGAGACTATAGGAACGTTAAAAGGAGTTCTGCCATTTGATAAAGTTTTTCGACCGGAGTATTTAAACGTATCGCGGAGTATAAAGAGTATTACAGAAGAAATTTCTGCTTTGATAGACAGAGTGGATAAAGATTTAGATACGATTGATAGTTTTGGAGAGAAATTCAATCTTCAAATTAAGGATGCATATCTGCGTAATCTTGATATGTCAGAGGCAATGCGTGAAAAGACTAGGCTGGAAGAAGTAGAGAAAAAAATACAGGAACGACAACGTGAAGAAACACAAAGGGCTGCGGAAGCAACAGAAAAATCCGAGACAGAAATAAAGGAAGCTGGTATCGGAGTACGAGAAAGTATAGCTGAGGAAGAGAAGGCAGTTCCTCAATTGATAAAACTGGATTTCCGAGTATGGGGCACAAAAGAACAGCTTATGAGTTTAAAGAAATACATGATAGAGAATCAAATCAAATTTGGAAAGGTGGAATAATTAAATGGCAGTAAAGAACAGTCTGACAAACAAGCAGCAGAAAGTAGGTCTTACCGCATATCTGACGCAGGATGCGGTAAAACGGCAAATTAACAGTGTGGTAGGAGGCAAGAATGGGACAAGGTTTATTTCCAGCATTGTATCAGCAGTACAGACTACGCCGGCTCTCCAAGAATGTACAAACCCAAGTATCCTGTCTGCAGCATTGCTAGGGGAGGCGCTGAATTTATCCCCTTCTCCACAGTTAGGACAGTTTTATATGGTTCCCTTTGATAATAAAAAGAAAGGCTGTAAGGAAGCACAGTTTCAGCTTGGTTATAAAGGATATGTGCAGCTTGCAATTCGCAGCGGATATTATAAAAGATTAAATGTCTTGGCTATTAAAGAAGGGGAACTGCTCCGGTATGATCCACTTAATGAAGAAATAGAGGTCAGCTTGATAGAAGACGAGATTGTTAGAGAAAAGACCCCTACCACAGGGTATTATGCCATGTTCGAATATGAGAATGGATTTAAGAAGAACATGTACTGGTCAAAAAGGAAGATGCTGGCCCATGCCGAGAAATATTCTTTTGCTTTTTATAAAAATGGCGGGGCAGAGTCTTTAGAATTGCTGGAACAGGGGAAGATTCCAGAAAAGGAGATGTGGAAGTATTCCTCTTTCTGGTTTAAAGATTTTGATGGAATGGCTTTAAAGACTATGCTCCGGCAGTTAATCAGTAAATGGGGGATTATGAGCATTGACCTTCAAACTGCAATAGATAAGGATATGGCAGTTATTCAAGAGGACGGCTCTGCGGAATATGTAGAAAATACAGAATTTGAAGATAATGTTATAGCGGAACAGGAGTTACAGGAGGTCCCTGCAGAAGAAAATAAAAAGGATAAAAGTGATACGCAGGATAAAGAAGAACACTCAAAAGCAGATGGTCAAACGAGTGTTGAAGAGGAATTCTTTCAATAACTATAAATTTAAGGAGGTACAATTTAATGAAGCACATTAACCTTGAAACTTTTGCAAATGGAGCATTTACCGCACAGGTGAATCGCGCGATTGAGGAAGTGACAAAAAACATTCAGGATCCGAATACGGAGCCGGGAGCAGCAAGAAAAATTACAGTTACGATTGGATTTAAGCCAAATCAGGAAAGAAATTTTGTTGCAACAGGAGTTCAGACGAAAACGACACTTGCACCGGCGCTTGGGGCAGTAACAGCTCTTAGCATGGGAAAAGACATCAAGACTGGACAAGTTGAGGCTGTGGAAGTAAATACAGGACAGATTCCGGGGCAGATGAATGTATCAGACATACCAGGAGTACAGCCTGAACAGGGAGCTGATGTAGCGTTGGTGGATGGAAAATCAGTAGATACAGAAACGGGAGAAATTATAGAAGAAGCGCAGAACAATGTAATTGATTTAAGAGCCAAACAAGCGTAGGAGGTAAGGAAAGATGATGGAAGGATTAAAAGAAGCACTTGAGTACATAAACGATTTAAAAGAAGAAAGCTTAAAGCCACAGGTATTAGAAATTGAAGGGAAAACGTATTGTACGAGGAATATGTCCCGTTATCATAATTTTGATATGGCATCGGAACTGGGGGTAAATACTCTGACAGCAGTTGTAGACTACATCAAAGGAAAACCGGAGGAGCTGCGTGAAAGTATGATTCTTCATGTAAATAGCCCGACGAAAGTTAAGCTGTATTCCGGGTTGATTTATGAACGGAGCAGGGAATACCTGCTTGAAGCAAATGCGATTGTAAATGAATTCCAGTTCGATCACTATTATGATCAGGAACGTTTTCTTATTGAGCTGCAGGCAAACTTCCTTGATACGGAAGACTTGCAAAAAATTAAGATGGTATCTGGAAATATACAGGCAGGAACAACAACGAATTATGATGATGATGGCGTGAGCCAGAGGACAACTATTAACAGCGGTATTGCGAATAAGACGGATGTAATTGTTCCAAATCCGGTTATGCTTCGGCCATACCGTACCTTTGCTGAGATTGAACAGCCGGAAAGTGGGTATATTTTCCGGATTAAGGACAGTGAACGGGGACCGGCGTTTAAACTGGTTGAAGCTGACGGCGGATTATGGAAAAATGCTACAATGAAAAAAATCAAGGAATATCTTGAATTTGAATTAAAGGAAAAGTTGGATAAGTATCATATCACTGTTATTGCATAATAGGTATCTCCTTATAAATACGATAGATGTCACAACGTAACAAGTAAACATCAGGCTGCCTCCCGGCTATAAATAGATGGCCGGGAGGAGAAAGGAGATAGAGAAATGCAGGCAGTATCGTTTCAAGTGCCAGGGAAGCCACAAGGAAAGGCCAGAGCGCGAACCTTCTATAATGGGCGTTTAAAACGCAGCATGACAATTACACCGGAAAATACAGTGCTGTATGAAAACCTGATTAAAAGCATGTATATGCAGGCGGCAGGAGAGATTAAATTTGAAAAGGGAACACCTGTCACATTAAGAATTGTGGCGCGCTTTTCTCCTCCGGCATCGGTATCAAAGAAAATGAAGCAGAGAATGTTGGAGGGAGAATTGTTACCGCTTAAAAAACCAGATATTGATAACATTATAAAAGTGGTTGCAGATTCTTTAAATGGAATTGCATACTATGATGATACACAAGTTGTGCTGACAGCAGCAAAGAAAGCCTATTCCGCAGTGGAGGGGCTGGATATTACAGTTGAGGAATATACGGGATAAGGAAGGCGGTGGCAGTAGTGGCAAGGCCCAGAAAAAGCGGTCTTTCTTACTTTCCTTTAGATACGGATTTCTTCGGCGACAATAAAATTAAAATACTGAAAGCCAGATATGGGGCAGACGGTATTATGATGTATGTTTATCTATTGTGTGAAATTTATAAGCAGGGATATTACATACAGGTAAATAGAGATTTTGAATATATTCTGTCATCCGATTTAGGGATAAGTGCAGATAAGGCGAAGCAGGTTTTAACATTCTTGCTGTCACGGTCACTGTTTAATGACAAACTTTTTCAGTCGGACGCTGTTTTAACCTCTGCCGGAATACAGAAAAGATTCCAGATTGCTGTTAAAGAACGGGCAAGAAAGAATCCGATTATAGTAGGAAGGTACTGGCTTCTAAGCCAAGAAGAAACAGAACCTTTTATTAAATGCGCCCTTTTTGAAGATTTATCCAGGAAAAATGATAGTTTATTCAGGAAAAACTCAAATATTTCCGGGGAAGAATCCCTAAAGAAAAGTAAAGTAAATAATATATTATATAATACTGGATTCCAGTCGGCAGAATTAGAGCAGGCTTTCCAGATGTATCTCCTTGTTCGTAAAGGGAATTATGGAGAGATTCCAGAGGAGCAGGTCATGGCATTGAGGGAAGAACTGTTAAAGCTAAGTGATAATGATACAGAAAGAATTGCGATTGCAAAGAAAGCAACCGCCTCCGGCTGGAAATCGTTTTATAAACCAGAGAAGAAAAAAGAAGCTGGCAAAAGCAGAAAAGCGGCAGTAAAGAATTTAAACAATTTCGAACGTCGGCAGTACGATATGGACAAGCTAGAAAGGCAATTGATGGGAGGATAAGTGACGTGACGGATAAAGTGAAACGTGATATCGGCGTGGATACAGCAGTAACAGGATATGGGAAAAATCAGAAAACATGGTGGTTTATGCCATAGTAAAAGAGAAGGGAGCCAGCCTCCGGCCGGGGCAAAGGTATACCGGGCTTCTTAGAAAAATGGAAAGAAAAAGAAAACTAAAATGTGAACTTTATAGAGATTCTATGCAGAACTATAAAAAATATGCAATACCGCCAGCGCAATTAATTATTGCAGATGTACCGTATAACGTTGGAAATAATTTTTATGGCAGCAATCCAATGTGGTACAACGGCGGGGACAATAAAAACGGAGAAAGTAAATTTGCAGGAAAAGCCGCATTTAATTCGGATTTCAATTTCAACTTGTATGAGTATTTTCATTTTTGCAGCAAGATGCTGAAGAAAGACGATACAAAACCAGTTGCAAGAGGTAGGAGTAGTAATTCTCCTTGTATGATTGTATTTTGTTCATTTGAACAGATACAGACATTGATCAATGCGGCGGCGAAACATGGCTTTATTCATTACATACCACTTATATTCTGTAAAAATTATAGTCCGCAAGTATTAAAGGCGAATATGCGTGTTGTAGGTGCTACGGAATATGCCTTATTACTTTATCGTGATCGGCTGCCGAAGTTTCGTAATGGAGTGCAGACAGATGAAAACGGCAAGACAATTCCGGGAACAGGACATATGATTTTCAACTGGTTTACATGGGAACGTGACGGAAAAGAAATACCGAAGATTCATCCGGCACAAAAACCAGTGAAAGTTCTAAAACGTCTGATTGAAATATTCACAGATCCGGGGGACGTAGTAATTGACCCTTGTTGCGGTAGTGGCTCTACTTTGAGAGCAGCATCCGAACTTGGCAGGAGTGCTTTTGGTTTTGAAATTGATCGTAATTTTTACCAGAGAGCAAGAGAAGAAATGCTTGCAGTTAAGAAATATGAGCAAATGAGCATTTTTGACATTGAAGGCACAATAAAATGACAGAACGAGATTTTAAGCGCCAAATAGGGAGCGACAGAATCTATGCAGTGTGGAAAACAGCAGCGGAGTATATGAATTTCTACGAGGACTGGGTAAGAACATGCTGCCGGATTAGCAGAAATAAAAACAATCCAAACAGGAAGCTGCTGAAACGATGGAAGAATTAAGGCAGAACAAACGAAGGGAGAGCAGAAAGAATGAGAACCAGAAAAGAAACACACATAGAAAGCCAGGAACATTACAACAGCATGGCGGAACATCCGCCGGATCCACATGCATCGGAGTGGTTTAAACGTCCTGCAGGGGTGCGAGGACTTATACGGCAGCAGGCAGAGCAGATCGAGCATAAGACAGTGGCGGAGTACATAGCAGAGAAGTACAAGATGGGGAGTGTTGCGGATGGACAAGAGCATACTTATCGAATATGCGGATATGAAAGAGGAGATAAAAGACCTGCGGCGCAGGATAACTGAGGACCAGAAGAAGATAGACAGATTAAACAGCCTTATTGTGGCCGATTCTGTGACATGCGGCAAGAAAGGGAAGAAGCCCATCCGCACAGTAAAGATAAAAGGCTTCCCAAAGATGGAAATTGAGCGCAGACAGGCACTCCTTGAACGGCGGCAGGCAAAGCTTCATATGCTGGAAACTGATTTGATAGAGAAGCAGTTGCAAGTAGAAGAATATATACAGACGATTGAAAAAAGCGAGCTACGGATCATGTTCCGGCTGTATTACATAGACAGCCTTACGTGGTATCAGGTGGCTATGAGGATGAATCAGATATTCCCGAAGCGCAGAATAAAGTACACAGAGGATAATTGTTGGAGACGACATAAAAGATTTTTAGAAAATGTCGGGTAATGTCGGGTTGAAATGTGTTAATATGCTATAAAGCCGAAAGGTGTAATACTAGACGGCTTACTTCCACACAAACGAAAACAGAGGACGCTCTATACAAAAGTATGGGGCGTTTTTCTTGTATCTGTATGGATCGTAAGGAGGTAGAAAATGAGATATACGAATTTGAGAAATAATGAAAACATTGAAAAATGTATATTTGACGGAGCGGGTAAATACGACATCCCAATACTTTACCCAGAAACGTATATAGGAAATCATGATTTTATCTCGTTTAATTACGGCAAATCGTTGAAAATAAAACAAGGGAAAGTATGTCACTTTTTTATCGACGACTACCAATTTATGAGAGTATGGTCAAATATCGACACATATATTCCCATGTTCCAAGAATTTGATTATGTTTTAACACCAGATTTCAGCCTGTATCTGGATTATCCAAAAGCAATTCAGATTTATAACCATTATCGAAAACATTGGGTTGGCGCTTACATGCAGATGATGGGATGCAAAGTAATTCCAACAATAGCATGGGGTGACAAAGAATCATTTGATTGGTGTTTTGATGGGGAGCCAGAAGGCGGAACAGTGGCGGTTAGTAGTGTCGGATGCATGAAAAATAAAGACAATAAAAAATTGTTTATAGAGGGATATAAAGAAATGTTTCAAAGGTTACAGCCTGGGACCATTATTTTTTATGGACAGATTCCAGAAGAGTGTACGGGAAACATTGTTCACATAAAAGCATTTGCTGATAAATTTAAGGAGGCGAAGTGTAATGGGTGGTAGAGGAAGCTCAAGTGGCGTTGGAGGCGCTGGTGGAAGACTTAAAACTTCGGGTTTGGAAGTGACTACGAATGGTGAGACAACAGAATATATTTTTTCATCAATCAATGGAGAGAATTATTATCAAAAGGGTTTCGGATCTGTGCCTGAGCCCACACCGTTAAATATGACAGCAAAAGAATTTAAAAAGAGAGTTGAAGCCAATGGTGCAACAACAAAGGTAATCGGTTCAAAAGAAATGGAGAAAAAAGAGCGAGGATATTGGGAAAAAGAACGCAATAAACCGGATTACGAACTGGGGGTGGGATTAAAAGACAATAGAGAGTATAGGAGAACGGCAAGAAAAAATCGGTTGATAAGTAGAGAGATAAAAAAGAAATGAAAAAGAAATGAAAAAGAAAGGTGGTGAGCCGGATGGCAAAAGGATACCGCCCCGACCAGAATGGGACACACAGAGCACAGTTCGATAAGAATAAGAAAAAGATTTATGCAACACAAACAGTATGCGGAATCTGTGGAATGCCAGTCGATTTTTCTTACAAGTATCCTCATCCATTATCGCCTTGTATAGATCATATCATACCGATAGCAAAAGGGGGCCATCCGTCAGATATAGATAATCTTCAGCTTGCGCACTGGACGTGCAACAGGCAGAAGTCAGACAAGCTGACCGAACGAACGGACGCAAAAGTTGAAGAAATAATAAGCAACCGCATATTGCCTCATACTTTTGATTGGAAAAATATGCGGTCACCGATTAAGTAAGAGAGGAAGGGGGCATACCTCCCCCACATGCTGGCAGACGGAGGTTCCCACCGCACTACGAAAAAAAACACACGGAAACGAGAAAGGGTATCAAAATGAGCGGATTATTAGGAATTACCAAGCTGAGAAACAGGCTGAATTTGAAAAAAATAAGAGTGGATACAAGGTACCGATATTATGAGATGAAGAATGTCATCAAAGACTTTGAGATATCAACACCCCCAAACTTAAGAGGCTTTCAGACCGTGCTTGGATGGTGTGGGAAGTCTGTGGATAGTATTTCAGACAGGCTCATGTTTCGAGAGTTTGAGGAAGATAATTTTGACATCAATGAAATTTTCTTAATGAATAATCCGGACACGTTTTTCGATAGCGCAATTCTTTCGGCGCTGATCGGCTCTTGCTCGTTCGTGTATATTTCAGAAGAGGGCGAATATCCGAAGCTGGAAGTGATAGACGGAAGGAATGCAACTGGTGTTATGGACCCAATCACCGGATTGCTTAAGGAAGGCTATGCAGTATTGGAAAGAAGCGATATAGATACACCAACAATCGAAGCATACTTTACACCTGGGAATACGCAGATTATTCAGAAGGGAAAAGCAAGAGATATTCCCAATAATGCACCGCATCCGTTGTTGGTACCAATTATTAACAGACCAGATTCCAAGCGATTATTTGGACATAGTCGTATTAGCAGAGCGTGTATGGACATAGTAAACAGTGCCATGCGAACCATTAAGCGCTCCGAGGTATCGGCGGAGTTTTTTTCGTTTCCGCAGAAATATGTAGTCGGCACATCACAAGAGGCAGATCCGTTAGATAAGTGGAAAAGCGCAATGTCATACATGATCGAGATCACGAAAGATGATCAGGGGGATGCTCCGACGTTCGGGCAATTCCAGCAGCAGAGCATGGCGCCACATATGGAACAATTAAAAATGTGGGCCGGACTTTTTGCAGGTGAAACTGGTCTAACGATGGATGATCTTGGCTTTCCAACTGAAAACCCATCTAGTGCCGAAGCAATCAAGGCCAGTCATGAAAATTTGAGGCTGATGGCAAGGAAGGCGCAGAGAACATTTGGAACGGGATTTTTGAATGTTGGATATTTGGCGGCATGCCTTAGAGATGATTTCCCGTATGAGCGCAGACAGATGTACCTTACAAAGCCAAAGTGGGAACCAGTATTCGAACCGGACGCTGCAGCGTTAAGTTCCTACGGAGATGGAGCGATTAAGATCAATCAGGCGCTTCCGGGGTATATCAACGAGGACCGTATGCGTGATCTAACAGGATTCTAGGAGGTGTGAATGTGGAAGATATTGCACCTAAGTTATATGAGCAGATTAAGGAAGAATATGATCGCAAGATAACGAATAGCGAGAGACTAAGTACTCTTTCGAAAAAGTTAGAGAAGGGAGCGGCAACGTACAAAGAAGCGCATGAATTTGCGATAGAATCGGGAGAAATCTTATCACAGGTGTTTCAGAATAATCTATCATCTTCCGTGCTGCCGGATGGAAAGCTATATTACAATATTGCTGACAGAATCATACGTCCCATGATGGGGGATCTGTATGAAGGCGTAGCTGATTATTCAAAAGAGGTTCAAACTTTGCTGAATAAGAAGCAAAAAATAGGGATAAAAGCCATCCAATCAGAAATAAACGAAGATAAAATACAGGGTATTATCAATATTACTTCAGGAAAAGAACATTTTGATGATATTGTATACATGCTAGGAGAGCCAATTGTCAATTTTGCGCAGACGATTGTAGATGATACGGTGAAAGTAAATGCAGATTTCCAGTATAAAGCTGGACTAAGTCCGAAAATCATAAGAACATCAACTGGGAAATGTTGCAAGTGGTGTGATAATCTTGCGGGGGTTTACGAATACGAGGAAGTATCTGATACGGGGAATAATGTATTCCGTAGACATAAGTATTGTAAATGCCTTGTAGAGTATGATGGGGGAGATGGGAAAAGACAAAATGTGCATACAAAAAAGTGGTCAAAAGCGAATGAAAGTGATAAAATGAAAGAAAAGAAAACTAGCGGATTAAGTCCAGATAGTGATTCTATTATCAATGGTATAAAAGAAGAAATATCAAAGCAAAACATTAAAAAAATTGCTAAACGACAAGATATACATAGAGTCGATACGCAGCTTTATAAAGAGAGGAAAAATCGGCTTGAGGAAAAAGGGGAATATGGACCATCTTATATTACTGTTTCAGATAACGAGATAATTTCTCTGGTAGAAAAGTATTCAGGAACTGGAATTATAAAATATAATAACAGAGGAGAATGGAATCATCAGGAAATTATAGTAACGAATGATAAAATTATTGGTGTTGTAGTGGATAATAGAAATGGTAATTTTGCAGAAACACCAGTTTTTAAAATTCATTATGCAAAGGATGGAATACATATTGTTCCTGATTATCCGAGCAAAAGGAGATGACGATATGGTATATAAAGAAATCAAAGAATATATTGGTAAAAAAGTAATTGTGACAGATATAAGCGATAGGAGATTTCGTGGAATTATAACTAATACAGAATCTGAATTTGATACAGAATCGGGAAAAGAAGAAATAGAACTTTATACCGGAAAAGTATATTATGGAATTCCAATAGATGAAATAAAAAGCATTATGAAAATTGAAAAGATGTATTGATACCACTCACTTTTCAGCATATCACTTGTGAGTGGTATTTTTGTACCCAATTTTAGGAAAGGAGGATTGTTATGAAAATTTTTGAACAGGATGTAAGAAAGGTATGGTGATCTAATTATCTCCCTTTGGGCGGTGGGGTGATATCGCTTACGGAAGAAACAGTTAAACAGGAGGGGTGAAATGGATGCTAAAAGAATAGGACGCCAGACACCCACTCAATCCGTTACACTTCCTTACACGGAAACAAAAGGTCAAGAGGCTGCCGATTTATACGCGAAAACAGGAAATGAATTGCTAGAATGGCAGCAGCTCCTACAGTGTGATATCATGGCTGTAAACAAAGATGGCTTATGGGTACATCAGAAGTATGGATATTCCGTATCTCGTAGAAATGGAAAGTCAGAAAATGTGCTTGCTAGGTGTTTATGGGCGCTGACGCATGGCGAAAGAGTGCTCTATACTGCACACAGAGCGACCACATCACATGCAGTCTGGGAAAGACTTGATAGAATGTGCGAAAAGGTGGGAATCGTTATTACATCGTCATTCAAAGCATTTGGAAAAGAGCATTTATATGCGGAAGGGGGTGCGGTTGTAGAATTCCGAACGAGAACGTCTTCCGGTGGGCTTGGAGAAGGTTATGACGTGCTGATCATCGACGAAGCGCAGGAGTATACCGAGGCGCAAGAGACATCATTGAAATATATCGTGTCTGATAGTGACAATCCACAGACCATCATGTTAGGAACTCCGCCAACTGTAGTTTCTGCCGGAACTGTTTTCGTAAAATTTCGAGAAACAGTACTATCCGGCAAGGGCTTCGATTCCGGTTGGGCAGAATGGAGTGTAGATTTCCAAACAGATCCGAATGATGTTGACGCCTGGTACGAGACAAACCCGTCGCTAGGAACGATTCTGACAGAGCGTAAAATCCGGGCAGAGATTACAACAGACGATATTGATTTTAATATTCAGAGATTGGGGCTGTGGCTGAAATACAATCAGAAGTCAGAAATAAGTAAAAAAGAGTGGTTAGAGCTTAAGAATGATGGAACTCCGAAGCTTATAGGAGATATTTATGTTGGAATCAAATATGGAAACACCGGAGAATATGTATCAATGGCAGTTGCGGTTAAGACATCTGATGGGAAGAACTTTGTTGAAGCACTGGATTGCAGACCGGTAAGGGCTGGAAATGATTGGATCTTGGAATATTTGATTGCGATCAATCCGAGGTGTATTGTAGTAGATGGAGCAAATGGACAGCAGATGCTACTTGACGATATGAAAGATGCAAGAATCAAAAACGAGCCGATATTCCCGAAGGTAGCAGAAGTAATTACTGCAAATGCATTGTTTGAGCAGGGAGTATTTCAGCATACGCTCCGGCACGCTGATCAGCCATCGCTTACACAGGCAGTAAGTAATTGTGAACGCCGTGCGATAGGCTCGCATGGCGGATTTGGATATAAGGCGATAAAAGAGGGGATTGAAATATCTCTTTTAGATGCAGTCATATTAGCGCATTGGAAATGTTACGAAAGTAAGAAAAAAAAGAAACAACAAGCAAGGTATTAGGAGGAGCAACTGTAATGGCTGCTCTTTTTTTTATACAAAAAATGACCGATACCACCGGGTTTTGTGGGAAGAAAGGAGAAACACATGGGAGAATTTAAAGTAATTGAAACACAGGAAGATTTTGACAAGGCAGTAAGCGCTCGCATTAAAAGGGAGCAAGAAACAGTACGTAAGGAATTTGAAGGATACCTTTCTCCTGAAGACGTTCAGAAGAAGTATGAAGGGTTCTTGTCTCCGGAACAAGTACAGGAAAAGTACAAGGGATATTTATCTCCGGAAGAGGTGGCGAAAAAGGATGCGACAATTAAAAACTATGAAACGAAGTCTAAACGTGTAGAGATTGCTCTTGGAGCGGGGATACCGTATGAGCTCGCTGGTAAGATCTCCGGAGAGACAGAGGAGGATATGAAAAAGGACGCACAGACATTAGCAGGCTTTCTGAAGAACAATAATCCATATCCGAGTTACAATCCCGATCCAACAGGGACAGACAATTCAAAAAATGCAGCTATGAAAAAAATGTTAAGTGATTTAGGAGGAAATTAAACATGGCAGTAAGCAGAACATTATTTGATCCAGTTTTAGTAACAGATTTGATGAACAAGGTAAAAGGAAAATCTTCTCTTGCAAGACTTTCCGCACAGTCTCCGATCCCGTTTAACGGGCTGAAAGAGTTCACATTCACGATGGACAAGGAAATTGACATTGTAGCAGAAAACGGAAAAAAGACAGAAGGCGGTATTACCGTAGCACCAGTAACGATTGTTCCGATTAAGTTCGAATACGGTGCTAGAGTGTCTGATGAATTTATGTATGCGTCCGAGGAAGCAAAGTTGCAGATCCTAACTGCATTTAACGAAGGTTTTGCGAATAAAGTGGCAAAAGGTTTCGACTTGGCAGCATTCCACGGAGTCAACCCACGAACAGGGGAAGCCTCTACAGTTGTAGGAACAAATCACTTTGACAGTAAAGTAACACAGACAACGACTTATGCGGCAGAAACTTGCGATGAAAGTCTTGATACCATTATTGCAACTGTACAGGGCGCAGATGGGGATGTTACAGGTATGGCATTATCTACGGCGATGGGTGCAGCATTAGCTAAAATCAAAGAAAATGGTGTTCGTCAGTATCCAGAGTTTAGATTCGGTGCATCTCCGGAATCACTCGGCGGAATGGCATGCGATGTAAACAACACTGTATATAATGCAACTGTTAAAGATCATGGTATTGTTGGAGATTTCCAGAATGCATTCAAATGGGGCTTTTCTAAAGAGATTCCGCTTGAGATTATTCAGTATGGTGATCCAGACAACTCTGGAAAAGATCTGAAAGGCTACAATCAGATATATATTAGAGCGGAAGTATATATCGGTTGGGGCATCCTGGTACCGGAATACTTCGGACGTATCGTGGAGGCATAATATGATCTACAAAAACAAGAGAACCGGAAATGTGATTGACGTTCCGTGCGAGATCACGGGCGAGGATTGGGAGCTTGAAAAAGAGTCTCCCAAGACCGCAAAGAAGAAGGCGGTGAAGGAAGATGCTAAAACCGTTCGCAACAATAGATGATGTAAATAAAATATGGAGACAGTTAAAAGCGGAAGAAATGGAAAGAGCAAGCAAGCTGCTAGAACTTGTATCCGACAGCTTAAGAATGGAAGCTGACAAAGTAGGGAAAGACCTTGATAAAATGATTGAGGCTAAGCCCTACTTTTTAAATGTCGTAAAATCGGTAACGGTTGACGTCGTGGCTAGAACGCTTATGACATCGACAGACTCCGAGCCTCTTTCCCAAGAATCACAATCCGCACTCGGTTACACTTGGAGTGGAACGTATCTTGTCCCCGGCGGCGGGCTTTTTATTAAAAACTCCGAACTTGCAAGACTGGGACTGAAAGGTCAAAGGCGAAGGGCGGTGGATATGTGTGGCAAAGATTAAAGGCATTACGATTACTCTTATTACAAAAGAGGAAGCGGGGCGAGATGGGTTCGACCATCCAATCTATGTGGAAAAGGAGGAGACGGTAGAAAATGTACTGGTGTCTCCGGTCACTGCTACGGAAGCGATTGACGCTTTAGATTTTGAAGGGAAAAAAGCCATATATAATATTGCCATACCGAAAGGGGACCAACACACATGGAAAGACCAGATCGTAGAATTTTTTGGTGACAGGTGGCAGGTGATCGGTTTCCCCAAACGTGGAATCGAGGAAAATATTCCATTGGACTGGAATGATATATGGCAGGTGGCGAAGTATGAGTAAAGTAAGAATAGAACTAAATCATGAAGGGATGCGAAACCTTCTAAGAAGCGAAAGAGTACAGGAAATGCTAGAGAAACATGCAAGTGAAATGGCAAATAAAAGCGGAGGAAAATATGAGGTATACGTAGCGAAAACTCGTGCGGTTGCTGAGGTGACAGGAGATGACGGAAACAACAATTTGTTGAGGGTGATGTGATGATTGAAGAAATTGTATTAAAGTATTTAAAGTCCAAAGGCTTTCGTGCGTTTATGGAAGATCCGGAAGACACGAAAAAAGAATATATTTTAATCGAGAAGACTGGGGGCGGAGTGGAAAACCATATAAAACGGGCAACACTTGCTATTCAGTCTTTTTCTGCATCATTCTATGAAACTGCGATGCTAAATGAAAAGGTAAAAGAAACAATGGAACAGATAATTGAATTGGACGATATCTGCAGCTGTGATCTGAATAGCGATTATAACTATCCGGATACTGTAAGAAAAAGATACCGGTACCAGGCGGTATATGACATCGTTCATTATTAGAAAGGAGAAACTTATGTCAGATACAAAAAATGTAAGTGTAGGAAAACCTAAAGTCGGAGGGGCAATATATAGAGCTCCTTTAGGGACGACTTTACCGACAGAGCCGGAAGCGCAGCTTGATGAGGGGTTTAAAGCGCTTGGATATTGCAGTGAGGATGGTCTTGTAAATTCAAATAGTCCAGATAGTGACAATGTAAAAGCCTGGGGAGGTGATACTGTACTCACTCTGCAAACGAGTAAAGAGGATACTTTTCAATATACTTTGATTGAGGCATTAAATGTAGAGGTATTAAAATCTGTATACGGTGAAAAGAATGTAACCGGGACACTTGAAACGGGTATTACTGTGAAGGCAAACAATGATGAAATGGAAGAATCGGCGTGGGTTTTTGATATGATATTGAAAGGCAATGTACTAAAAAGAATAGTAGTGCCTTCTGCAAAAGTTACAGAAATAGGTGACATAACATATGCAGATGAAGATGCGATAGGATATGAAACAACTATTACAGCCACGCCCGATCAGGACGGAAATACGCATTATGAATATATAAAAAAGAAAGGCGCATAACAATAATGATAACAGGAAAAACAAGTACGGGTTTTGAATTTGAGATTGATGAGAATGTAATAAATGATATGAGAATATTAGATGCAGTTTCAGAAGTTGCCAACGAAACAAATTTGTTGGCAATTTCTTTTTTGGTTGACACCCTTTTGGGAGAAAACAAGGAACGGTTATATAAACATGTAGCGGAGAAAAATGGGCGAGTTCCTATTGATAAAGTAAATAGCGAAATTACAGAAATATTCAAGGCTTTTGGAGGTGCAGGAAAAAACTCTTGACCCTGGCCGGAATGATAGCAGTAGATGAAAATGCGTTGATATGTGATTTTGCCGAAACATACCACGTATTTAATTACAGGGAATTGCCATTGAAAACAGCGGCGATCCTGGCGTCCGGTCTAAGGGATGAGTCTAGAATAAAAATGAAAATGGCAGGAGCAAAGATAACGCCAGAAAGAATGTTGAGCGCGGCGATAGTAGATCGGTTAGGCTTGCTGATTTGGCTTCAGACAAAAGACGGAAGAAGGGGAAGAAAGAGGCCAAAATCTATACTGGATCTATTATCAAATCAAATGAAAGAAAAAGACGACATAATTTTATATGAATCGGGACAAGCATTTGCAGATGAATGGGAGCGGCTCGTAGGAAAAGAGGTGAGATAATGGCAACAGAGTTGGCAAAAGCATATGTACAGATTATTCCATCGGCAAAGGGAATAAAAGGAGGAATTGAAAGTGTAATTGGAGGAGATGCTACAGCTGCGGGAACATCGGTAGGAGGAAAACTGGTTGGAGCAATTAAAGGTGTAATAGCAACCGCAGCAATAGGAAAGGCTCTAAGTGCGACAATCACAGAAGGGGCTGCGTTGGAGCAAAGCATAGGAGGGATTGATACTCTATTTAAAGATAGTGCAGAGAAAGTAAAAAAGAATGCTGCTGAAGCCTATAGAACTGCAGGGATGAGCGCGAATCAATATATGGAGCTTACTACCAGTTTTTCGGCGAGCCTTTTGCAAAGTTTGGGCGGAGACACCGCTAAGGCGGCAGATGTGGCTGATATGGCCATGACGGATATGTCTGATAACGCCAATAAAATGGGAACGAATATGGAAGACATAAAAAATGCGTATCAGGGCTTTGCTAAACAGAATTATACTATGCTGGATAATTTAAAACTAGGATACGGCGGTACGAAGACAGAGATGGAGCGTCTTCTTGCTGACGCGGAGAAGATTACAGGCGTTAAATACGACATCAATAATCTTTCAGATGTATATGAGGCTATTCATGTGATACAGGGAGAACTGGATATTACGGGTACGACCGCAAAGGAAGCGTCGTCCACGTTATCTGGATCTTTTGCTTCTATGAAGGCCGCTGCCAAAAATGTTATGGGGCAATTAACATTGGGGATGGATGTAGGTCCTGCGCTTAATGCGCTAGCAGATACTATGATTACATTTGTTGGAGGAAATTTGCTGCCGGCTATATGGAATATATTATCTGCCCTTCCAGGGGCATTAGTAACATTTATACAGGCTCTTGGACCTAAATTATTGCCGGCTATTGCAGGGATATTCTCGCAGATTAGCGGCAGTCTGGCTTCTGGTACAGAAATGCTTACTATGGTATCTACGATGTTATCGCAATTAGGAGCGGCAATCACGACAAATGCGCCTTTAATTTTTGAGGCGGCAAATACTCTGATTGGACAGCTAGGATTAGGTATTCAAACGCATTTGCCCGTACTTTTACAGCAAGGCGTAAGTATTCTGACCAGTATCGTAAATGGTATATTATCTAACTTACCAGCTTTAATTACAGGGGCAATGGATGTTATTACTAATTTTTCTACTACGATCATTTCAGCACTGCCTATAATTTTAGAAAATGGAAAAACTCTTATATTAAATCTTGTAAATGGAATTATAAGTAATTTGCCAAGTATTATAACTTCTGCCGTTACCGCTGTATTAAATTTTGTTGCTACTATTGGGCAAAATCTTCCCAGCATATTACAGAGCGGGATAGAGCTTATAGGTGAACTGGCTGCAGGGCTCGTGAAAGCGATTCCGGATCTGGTAGGGAAGATTCCAGAAATTGTAACGAGTATTATAGATACTTTTATGGAAACGGATTGGCTTGAGATAGGTAAAAACATTATTTCTGGTATCGCAAATGGATTGGCTAATGCGGGAAGCGCTTTATGGGACGCAGTAAAAGGCGTGCTTGGAAGTTTTAAAGATAATGTGCTTGAATTTTTCGGAATCAAATCTCCGGCGCGATGGGGAATTTATGTCGGCGAAATGATAGATGCAGGTTTGGCAAGCGGATTGACACAGAATAAAAATATGCTGGAAAGTGCAGTAGACGAAGTGAATAGTTCGCTGGCAAGTCCGTTTACGGATATGTCCTATATGATAGGGAGCCAAGATATTGTAGTTGGTGCAGTGGATGATTATGCTGTAATTAATCGTTTAGATTCTATTCTGAATGTTCTTGAAAGATCAGAAGATAGAGAACAGATAATTGTTCTCCGTCTAGGAAATCGAGAAGCGGCTAGGTGGATCCGGGAGAATGGAGGCGTACTTGCATGATAGAAATAAAGTATGTGTGCTCTAATGGAAAAGAGTACAATTTGATTGGAGACAGAATGAGGGCTACATCTGGGAATTTCCATGCGTATGAATGGAAACAAGATGCGACTTCTCAAGAGAAAGGAGACAGTGTATATGGATTTTCTAAGGAATCTAAAACATATTCTATCATGTTGACAGTGCGAGGAAATCTGGCAGAACGACATCAGCTTTTGGATGAACTTGTGGAGGCATTTGAATACGATATTGTAAACCTGACTCCAGGGAGAATTTATTTCGGAAAGTACTATATTGAATGTTATATCAAAAAAGCTGAAAATACAGTGTCTGGTACATGGAATAACTGGTCAGACTGTAAAATTGATATTTACTGTCCATATTCATTTTGGTCTCAGGAGCAGGTGAAAAGTTTTTATCCTGATACAGCAAACAAAGGTGAGGAGTATGGTTTTTTGGGATATCCATACGGATATGATTATGACTATTCACGGCCGGCATCTGGATCACAGCATTGGTACATAGATCATCACCGGTCGAGTAATTTTAAAATGATAATTTACGGACCATGTACGAATCCAAGAATTACTGTTAACAGTCATGTTTATCAAATTTTTGATACGTTGGCAGGAAATGAATATGTAATTATAAATAGCAGGGATAATACGGTAATGAAACATTTAGCAAATGGAACTGTGCAAAATATCTTCTACAAAAAGCGTAATGACAGTTCTGTATTTGAGATGATTCCAGCAGGTGATTTGTTGATAAGTTGGAATGGTGAATTCGGCTTTGATATTACTTTATACAAGGAAAGGAGCGTTCCTGAATATGAATCTGATATGGACTGATCAATATGGGCGCGCGATGGGGTATGTGTCCAATGCGAATATAGACTTTGAAGTGGGAGAAAGCAAAGACAGTATAAATGATTTTGAAGTCGAATTTAAGCGATATAACTGGAATAACGAGATAGGGATTGGGACTATTATGTATTCGTCACATACAGAATTTGGTGGCATAGTAAAAGAAATCTATACAGACACAAGCGCCAATGCGATAACGGCAAAGGGATATACATGGCGTGGAATGATGACCAAAAAGATTATATCGCCTCCAGCAGGACAGGATTATGCTTATGCGAACGGAGAGATTAACAGTATTATTAAGAGTTTTGTCGAAAAAGAATTTCCTGGAATGTTTTACGGTGTTTCCACAGATTCTGGTGTGACTATAAATAATTTTAAATTTGAAAGATACTGCACTCTGCATGATGGAATCGTTAAGATGCTGAAGTCTGTCGGATATCGGATTGATATAAGGTATATCGAAGGGTCCGCAAGTGAAATCGGATATGTGCGGGTACAGGCAGTGCCAATAGTAGATTATTCGAGTGAATATGAATTCTCAAATGATAACAACATGAATTTTACAATGACAGATAACAAAAGAGGGATAAATCACCTTATATGTCTTGGAAAAGGTGAATTGAAAGATAGAATAGTAGTTCATTTGTATGCCAATCAAAACAATGATATTGTCCGTACACAGTATTATAAAGGTGTAGATGAGATAACAGAGGTATATGACAGTAATGGTTCTGAAAAAGAAGAGTTGATTAAAAATGGGACAGAAAAATTAGAAAAATCGAGAAATCATAAGGAATATAAGATGACGATGGAAAAACTGGATGTAACAGTTGACATTGGAGATATTGTAGGCGGTCGGGATTATCTTACAGGTGCAAGCATGCAGAAACAAATTGGCAGGAAGATCTGGACCATTTCGGAAGGAAAAGAAAAGTTGGAATATAAACTGGAAGGAGAATCGTAATGGAGATAATTACAGGATATACAGGAAAAAAGCACATTACCGCAGAAATGGATAGGGATGTCAATATTGGAATTGTTGGCGGTGATTCCTATGTATTGGTTACAGGATCGCAACTTGAAGCGGAAGTATCCAGTAACAACGAAATAAAGATAAAAGATGGGGTAGTTATGCATCAGGGGTGCGCTGGATCCATTAAGAAAAATACATATGATTCTATTACCATTTCGAACGGTTCGCAGGGGATGAAAAGGATTGATCTGCTTGTATTGAGGTATGAACGAAATCAAGATACTAATATAGAGTTATTGACATTGAAGGTACTACAAGGCACACCTGCTGAAAGTAGTCCGACAATACCACAATATACAGTTGGGGATATTCAATCGGGCGATTCAGTGTCAGATATGCCGCTGTACGAAATCGAATTGGACGGGATAAATGTCACAGAGGTGCGGAAGGTCTTTAAGATATGCATGACAAATGCAGATTTGTCCGATTCAATCGGTCGGCTGAGTGCGAACGCGATCGTTGAGGAAGGTAAAAATAGTAATGGGTACTATCGCAAATGGAACAACGGCACACTCGAAATGTGGGGCTCGCAATCAATTACACGCGCCACGGTAAATCAGAGCTCAGGCGGTGTATATCATAGTGATAATTATACCCTTTCACTACCATACACATCCTTAACAAATGCAAGTGGTGTGTCATTGAATTTTAGATCAAACGCTGGCGTGTGGGCCACACAAAGCACTGGCGGAGATTTGAAAAAAACATTAGGTTATTGGGTTTTTGGCGGAGCTAATACAACCGTATCCGGTTCTCTTAATTTCCGGTGCACTGGAACATGGAAATAATTATTTTGTAAAATAAACTTCGTGTACTCGGATTATCGTATCCGCTGGTATTGCCTCCATAGATGTAATTACACCATTAGAATTAACATTAATCGGATAGTCTTTGGTACCTGTGGGTACAAATACATAAAATGCGCTTCCGGGCCAATACCCCTCTGGGATAGTGGCTATTTTAGTGCTTTTTGGAATTTGTTTAGACACTCCAAAATTTATCCATATTTCCACCATTTTTCCGCATTTTTTTATGTAACGTCCGTATGTTGTGCCATAACTTCCTATTCCCATTGTTAATTCGCCGCTAGAAATAACATTAAATTGTTCTATTTTATCTGACAAATCTGCATTTTTTAAATAAATTTAACGAAAGGATGATGAAATTATGAAAATTATATTCAATGACGCCACTGAACTACAGGTTCAGCAGGCCGTTTTACACGGAGATTATTTATTGTTCAAGACTGTTTCCGCCACGCCGGAAGAACTGCGAAAAATATTTGAAGATCCGGTAAAGACCAAGAAAATGACCGTAGAGGAAAGAGGACAGACGGTAGCAGTGTACGAAGGATACATGACATTTTACAGTACCACGGAGTACATCGGCCAGATCTATGGAGTTACGATGTACAAGCCGGGCGAAACGCCGGAAGAACGGCTGGAGGAAATAGAAACTGATGTGGAACAGACAAATGCGGATCTGCAAATGGCGATCGCAGAGTTAACCATGTTAATCGCAACAATGCAAGGAGGTGGAGCCGGTGTTTAGTGAAAACAGTGTAATTGTAAAAACATGGGTACAATTAGTCCGGAACGGGACATATCCAAAAAAGAGTGTTCCAAACATTAGTAACCTGCAGGAAGTAGTATATAAAATTTTAGAAATGGAGGAAAATTAGTATGGTATTTACAAAGGACAGTATTTTAGTAAAAACATGGGTAAGTTTAGTGGTCGCAGGGACATTTACCCTGGAGCAGGTCCCGAAGCTGTTTAATTTAAAGAGCGTAGTATCGGAGATTGTAAGTACTCTTTTATAGGGGGATAAGCAGATATGGAGCAGCCTATTTTAAGAGCAGAACATGAAGAATTTAAAACAAGAATAGAAGAACATTTTAAACGAAATGATAGAAGAATAGGAGACTTGGAAGAAACAATAAGGCAGATTGCCGATCTAACTGCCAGTGTCCACAGTTTAGCGTTAAGCGTAGAGAACATTGCAAAATCTCAGACGCGCCAAGAAGAGAAGTTGGAAGAACTTGAGGGCAGAGATGGCGAAAAATGGAGACAGGTAAGCGGATACATACTAACACTTATTCTTGGAGCAGTGGTGGCAATCGTTCTTACTAAGATTGGATTAGCATAGGAGGTAAAAAATATATGAAAAAAGAATATTGGGTAGAATGGAAAGAATGGGCGAAGGCAGCAGGAATACGGGCAATTAAAACGCTGGCACAGACCGCCGTGGCCACTATAGGAACGGCAGTGGTGCTGGATGATGTGAACTGGATTATGGTGGCGTCTGCATCGGCTCTGGCTGGTGTGTTGTCTATATTAACTAGCATTGCAGGACTGCCGGAAGTCCCGAAGTGGGAAGAAGTAGAAAATGATTCAGAAGATATGTAAATATTGTATGGTATAAAAAATATTTTAGAACCACTAGAAAAAAGAACATTTATATTGTATAATTAGTGAACACAATAAGAGTATATTATTGTGAAGCCGTGTTAATAGAACTACTTGGAAGGGAAGGGTTTGTATGAGAACTACTATTAGCAAGAGTTTTTTAGACGGGTATGCAAGAGTGTTAAATTTAAGTGGTACAAAAGAATGGCCTAATCTTTCAGAAAATAAATTGAGAGATTACGAAGCACTGAGGAGCGATTGGGAAAATGTCGGAAAATCAATCAGAGAAGAAACAAGAAGTTTTAGAAGCGCCAGATGTTGAAGTGGAAGAGAAAGAAAAAGAACAAGTCCGACAAGTAGTAGCCGAAGTTATAAGAAGTGAATTCAGTGGACCGATTCCGCCGCCGAATATTATAAAAGGATATGAAGAAGTATTGCCCGGATCTGCCGACAGGATTCTTGCAATGGCGGAAAAACAATCAAATCATCGGCAAGAAATGGAAAAAAGGATTATAAAAACGGAATCAAGAGATAGTTTGCTTGGAATTCTATTTGCATTCATGTTGGGCTTTGGGTGTATTGTGGCTGCTGTAGTTATGGTTATACTTGTTCCTAAGAGCGCGGGGGTAATTTCAGGTGCGGTTTTAGGTGTTACAGGCATTGCTTCAATTATTGCTACTTTTATCAAGGGTACAAGAGGAAGCTACAGTAAAAGACAGGGAGAGAAAAAAGGACAAAATTCTGAAAATTCAATATAAGGCAAGAATGATTCAGAGGGCGAGTGATCGTCCTCTTATCCATAAAATTAATAAACACAATATATAGATGAAATGTAAATGAAATAGTTTGCATCTTGTAGTTGAAAAAAGAGGTATATTTTTGCTATAATAAAGAAAAAATAGCATTGTCATTTTAAAGAAGGGAGTGAGATTGTCATGGCAACGAAAAGTATCTTAAAGACAATCAATATAAAAGATAATAAAACTGCCCGCAATTTCATGGAAGCATTTGAGAAATCAAAAAATAGCCCTAAAAAAGACGTTAAATATACCAGAAAATGCACAGAAATTACGGGAGATAAAATCAAAGAGTTCTTTGATATGTAAAAAAATGCCAGAGTTTAAACAATTTAATTTGAGTAGCATGATAGAACAACTTGGGGAGGAGAGGACAAAACGAATACTCTCCTCTTTTGTATGTCCACTGAATGAAGATGTTCAGGAATTTTGTCAGAAGAAAGCGATAGAGTTTTCCAAAAGAGGTTTTGCCCAAACATATCTTGTATACTGGCAAGAAGGTAACGAAAAAGAATTTATAGGTTATTATACAATAGCGATGAAACATTTTACTGTCAGTAAGAAAGATTTGAGTAATAAAATATTTTCTCGAGTAAAACAGCATGGTACATATGATAATTCGACAGGAGCATATATTATATCAGCTCCGCTTATTGCTCAACTTGGGAAAAACTTTGATAAAGGGAATGATACATTAATTTCTGGAAGTGAAATTCTTCAAATGGCAATAGATAGAATACGTAATATTCAGAAGGAGATTGGCGGAAAATTTTTGTATTTGGAATGTGAAGAAAAAGATAAATTATTGCAATTTTATGAAAAGAATAATTTTGTATCGTTTGGTAAGAGGAAATTGGATAAGGATGAAACAAATTTGGAAGGAACGTGCTTAATACAATTATTGCAATATTGGGAAAATTAAGAGCCTAAAAAACGGGGCTCTTTTTTGTTGTGTTATTGCGACAGGAAGGAGAACACTATGTTATTAAAGGAGATAGCAGTACAGCTAATGGAACATTTATGCAGCCACAACTGGCATGGATATAGCCAGTATAGCCGATGGGGCGATGGAGAAGGAACATGCGACATTGCTATAAACGGAAAAGTTTACAAACTGGAACAGGGCGACAGGGATTGCAGTTCTGCGATCATTTCCGCATTTGAAGCCGCCGGAATCAGCTGCGGAGGTGCAACCTACACAGGAAATATGCGCTCCTGCATGACGGGAACAGGCAATTTTAAATGGCACCCTATGTCGGACGGATATATAGCACAGCGTGGGGATGTCTATTTGAATGAAGCGAACCACACAGCTATGTGCACGTCTGCTGTGCCGGACATGCTGGCGGAATTTAGCGTATCGGAGACGGGAGGAATTGACGGCGTTGAAGGTGATCAGACCGGATACGAGTCTTACATCCATTCCTACTACGATTATCCCTGGGACGGCATTTTAGAGTGTATATGCACAGATACAGACGGAAAAAGCACTGCCGGAAATGATACAGGAACAACTTACACAGTACAGGCAGGAGATACGCTGTCAGGTATTGCACAACGTTTCAATACCACGTATCAGAAAATCGCCCAGATTAACGGAATAAGCAATCCAAACGTGATTTATCCAGGGCAGGTGCTCAAAGTATAAAATACCCCTGGGGTGATCCCAGGGGAAGAATATTGTATCATCCGATTAAATACTGTATAATAAACACATATAAATAAGGTAGAAATAGTTTGCACGTTGTTTCGAAAAGGTTGACACAATGGGGATCGAAATCTTTGGGAGACCAGGGATATTCAGCCATCGAGATACTTCGGTATTTTTATGGGGACAATATGTATATCAATATGGCAGAGGAGATTTCGGGGCTTCCCTCTTCATGGCCGGGATATACGCTGGAAATTGGAACAAACGGAGACAAGGTACGCCAGATGCAGGAGCAGTTAAATGTGATCGCCGGAGCATACCCAGCGCTTCCGAAGATCAGTGCCGATGGAATATATGGACCGGCTACAGAAGAAGCAGTGAGAAAATTTCAAGAAGTATTTGAACTTCCGGTCACAGGAAAAGTGGACTATGCAACCTGGTATAAAATATCAGGTATATATGTAGGGGTGTCCAGAATTGCTGAATTAGTATAAAAATGCAGGAGCAGAGATTGCGCAGGAGCAGAAATTTCTGCTCCTGTAAATCATTCTGCGAGAGAATACATCATAAGAAAATTTTCACGTTCAAATTTATCCATATGTACAAAATCTGTAAAATCTACATCAACAAAGTACATTGGCTGTCCGCAGCAGATCGCATGTGCTTTATTATTGGTATAATGATATTTTTTGCATTTTATGCAATAAAAGACATGCATCAT